CTACAGCCCCTAGCTTTCGGCGCTTCAGCGCAAAGCTTTTGTTTTTGACTTGGAAGGGAAGGGTTAGGAAGGGAAGGGGCGTGACCGCTTTCCGGTTTTGCGGTGACCGCTTCCTGTTCTTCCGCTATCCGCTCTGCTTGCGCGATAGCCCTATGGCCTTCCATAAGTTTTTGCTGCCTCTCTAACTGCTTTGTTTTCTTAGCCTCATTTGCCGCTTTCGACGCCGCTATTCTTTCTTGCTCTTTTGCTACATAAGGTTGATTCTCACTCCAATCGTGCCACTTCAGACCTTGTTCACAACTTTCGAGGAACTTCACCTCAAGTAAGACTTCGACGAACAACCCGCGACTCTTTCTACCCTTGTACGGCTCTTTCTTGACGATGAAGTTAGGCCACTTTGCGTGCAACTCTATATCCTCTGTTGACATCCCAAAGAAGTCTCCCGAGGTACGATTACGGCAACTCCAAGCCAAAAGCGAAATCCAGTGATAGACGGAACCAGTGCCAAGTCGCTCAATCATGCGCTGCGTCTTATGGTGCTCGGGGAATCCCGCTAATAGCCTGAAGTCTGATGCCACTAAGCCCTTTTCCTTCTCTCAACTGCGTACTTCACTACTTGAGGCCGCTTCTTATAAATCCCGCTCCATACGTCTAGTTCTTGCTCTGCTGGAGAGGGAACGGGGAGCTTATGAATATCCCGAGCTATCCCAACAAACTCCCTGATTATGCTTACGTCTCGCCTGACTCTCGTCTGCAATCTCGGGGAAGTCCTCCAAATGACCAAAGCTCCCAAGAACCCAATAGACAATTCCCACCCAATTACGTGCCAGCTCGGACCGTGAGTCAGATAGTCGTAACCGTAATTCCCGCTTGGAACGTTCCTCGTATACAAAACAACGGCGAGCTGTAGCACTAGGGAAAAGACTCCAAACCATGCCGCAACTCGCCATTTATTCAGCATCCTTGTGGGTCAGGACAAACGGGAACCGGATCGCCACCCGATCCCGGAGTGTTAGTTTTTTGTTGATGTTTAACGGCGCATCCCAAAATCAATGCAGCCGCAAGTACAGCAAAAGTGATTCGCTTTCTCACGCCAATCTCCTAGAATAGAAATTGGCGTAGTCCCTTGTGTTCAGCCCTTCCCGTCGTCAGCGGGAAACTTAAGCGACTATTTGAATGCTCGGAATTGCCACGCGGAGATAACGCGCAACTTCCTCAACGGCATCAATCTTCCATTTGCCGCCGTCCGCTTCAAATAGCGCCAGATTTGGTTTGTTATCGCCTGATTGCTTGACGCGAAAGATGAACTCGCTTGCAGGTTGAGTAACTTCGCGGAAGGTTCTGAACGGAGCTAGGCTCACGCGACTTTTCAGTGTTTCAGTGCCGACTAGCGCGACTCCTGCCTTCTGGCCGACCTGTTGAGAGATCCCGTCATCCTGCGAAGTCTTGACCTGTTCGCTCGTAATATTGCTTGCGATTTTGAGCACATAGTCACGGTCACCATCAGCAGTGAAGTTGGCCTGCACTCCGATAATGAAGGTTTCATGGTCTAACCATGTGCCGAAGTTGAACCCCTGAGTCTTTGGAAGATTGACTGTTACGAGTGTTTGCCGCCGCGCCCATGTGTCGCTAACTTTGGCAATGAGGCGAACGGTTTGATGATCTACGACATGAGCGATGAAGGCTTTAGGGTCGAGAGCTTCCACGCCAACATTCACCAAATCAACCAAGCCTTGCAGGGTTGCAACATCCACGCTTCCTGCAAGCGGGTCAGTTACAGGATGAATGCCCTTATCTGTGTAGTTTCGCCCATCGACCTGAATCGTTTGGACAGGAGCGAGCGCTAAAACTCTGTCGATTGCTTCTTTAATCATTGTTTCGCCTCACTAACTGTGGGCTCAGAAGCGAACAAAGCCGTCTGTCGGGGGTCGCGAGAGAAGGCGAACGTCTGGCCGCCGCGCCGAGAGAAGAAAGCGTTACCTTTCACGGCGTTGACGCTTGCCAACTTCGACTTATAGTCGAAGGTCACAGTCGCGCCCGAACGGTCGGGAAACGGAGAGAAGGTGAATTGCAGAGTAATACCGCGCTTCTGCTCAGCCTTCGTATTTGGATCGTTGATGTTGTCAACAAGCTCTGCTAGTGCTCGCTCGAAAAGTTCCTGAGCCGCCCCGCCGCAAATATTGTCGAGAGATAACTTCTGCGGACCATCATTCATTGCTACTTCCTCCTGTCACTAAATCGTTTCATCACATCCCTGAACAACAAGGCCAATAACTTAGGATTCCAAACTGTTTTCTTACCCATCAGAATTTCAGCGCCGGACTTTTCAGCTCGGAAGCATCGAAGTCTTGCGTGTCCTTATCTGAGATTTCAAATTCTGCCGGATTGAAGTCTGTTTGCTTAGACTTCCTCTTTGGCTTTCCAGTCTCGTGTTGGACGGCCTGTCTTTCGCGTTCTAGCTTCTCCTGCGCGGCCGGTATATCTTCGATAGGCTCTTGTGGCGGTAGTTCGGGTTCCTGGGAGGCTTTAACGCGTTTTGCTTGACAATCTCCGCAGAGGTCTAGTTCCCAATGTCTCCGAGAATTGGACATGACTTTCTCAATCGAGAACTCTTTCCCGTTGACCGTAATTGCGTTGATCGGCTTTTTGCAATCTTCGCAGTTCACTGTAACTTTGCCATCGTTCGCTACATGCTCCATCGGGATCGCGCCAGGAATTGAATCGACCTCGGTTTCGTCCAACATTCCAAGTCCGCAAATAGAAAGTGTTGCGCGTCTCTTGGCCTTTGTCTCGGCCTTCATCATGGCGTTAGCTTTAGCTTCGCCTTTGAGGCTCTCAATATTCGTCGCTCCAATCGCTGCATCAGTTCGGCCCTTTGCGTCTCGGACATTTGCGGTAACGACAAACAAGCCATCCTCAGATTTGTGCTCCAATTTCTCGACAGAGACTCCATGAATACTTCGTAGCTGGTCTGTGCAGTCCTTCCGCGCATAGAGCACCAACCTTCCGTTCAGCGAGAGATACTGAAAGGGCTGAGTCAAGGGATTCAGCCCTACCGACTCACAGAGTCGCTGATAGTAAGCAAGCCTCTGATTGTCGGTTAACTTGGATAAATCGCCGCGAAGTAGGACCGTTTCAATCGCATTCGCGTCTAACTGCTGAATCGGCTGAACTTTTTGGATCGCTGTGCTCATGCTGTCCTCACGCTGAGTGATATGCGCCTGCTATATACAATTCGGGTCCAGCTTCCATTCGTTCAAAGCTGTAGAGTCTTTCTTCTCCGCAAACCGTACAGACCTGGTAAGAGTCGTAACCCTCAGGCGGTTTCTTTAGTTTGTTCGGCCACGTCCACTTGTGTTGGTGCATCTTTCGCCTTCTTGAATCTCCGGTGATTACAGCGGCACTTCCCAAAGAACGTTTCCCCGTTTATGTTCAGCCGCGCTACTCCATCGCAATCTTCACAGTTACCATCAAAGCAGCGATTACAGAGTGTCGGCGCGTAGATTTCACTCATTTCTTGCTCCATTCGGGATTGCTCTCACGCTTCTGATGGCAAGTTCGGCAAAGGCCAGTCACATACCGATCATCCCTAGAGCCGCCGCCCATCTTGCGCTTCTTCTCATGGTGCAAGTCCATTTCCGGCAGCATTGCTAGCTCTTTCCCGCAATCGGCGCAGCAACCATGTTGATTCTCGTAAACACAGGCTCGGAGCTTCTCGTAGTTCAATGGCGAGTGCTTGACGCGCTTCTCGGCCTTCTGCGGCTTAGGAAATGCGTACTCCGATTTGTCTGACCAAAGTAGGCTCATAATCCGATTTCGGTTTCGATGTAGCCTTCAATAAATCGGGCCAATGATTCTTTGTTTGGCGAGTTTGGCATGATCGTGAAGGCCCATCCGAGCAACGTCTCCGCAACCAGCAGGCGGAATTGATAGAACGCCCGCTTCACCGCAATAGCCCCCAAATAACCGCTCCCCAAAACACCAGCAGCCCTAAACCGACTACAGCTAGAGCAGTCCGCCTATCTCTAAACCGTTGCTCGTCCTCGGTTATTACGAGCCGCCACATATTGTTGAGTTTTTCCAATTCCTCTCTAGCTCGGATCATGTCGGCTTCTGTAGTCATGGCTATTTGTCCTCATCGACGGTCTTTACGAGCGGAATCCCATTGTTCCCAGTCGGAATATAGATTGTCGTGTGGTTAGGACTGTCGGCCATGTGCCGCTGAGCTTCTATAGCCTCATGCTGAAGGTATTTATTGGTCAGAGTCGCGTTAATTTCGTCCTGAGCCTTGCGGATTCCGACAGCTTCAGCCAGCTTGATTGCGGCCTTCTGCTTCTCGACCTCTACGAGCTGTTGAGTCTGCTGAATCTTCAGGGAATTGAGGAAAATCTGGTTCTGCTCGTTCGCTCTGTCCTGATAGCGGCTGTAGGCTGGCAGGGCATACATTCCAGCAACTATCAGCCCGATAATGACGAGCACCACGCTCGAAATCCCGACTACAAAGCCCTTAGCGTCATCTTCCATTACCGCACCTCCGCATAAACCGGCACTAGCACCGCAGCATTCCCGCGAAACTCGTTACCCTTCAAATCCAGCATCCCCTCGGCAGTCAGGCCAAGCACTACGTCATAGGCTGAGTCGTCCGGAATCCCTAAATGGCTCACGATTTCCGGTATGGTTACGCCGAAAGTCCCATTCAGGATTGCGAACTTGTAGACATCCCGCCTCATGGAATCCTTCGTTGCTGGAAGTTTGAGAACTCGGTCTACTTGGTCTATAAGCTCGTTAATCACTCGGCCCCCTTTGTCTTGATGAAGTGGTCAATTCTCCGAGCTGCTGCGCGTGCTCTTCCCGCTGGCGTTTTAGCTTTGAGGTAAGCGTCGGCATACTTTTTCGGCCAATAATTCGTGCATCCGCTAGCAACGCTGTCAAATAAGCGGTCGGCTTGCTCGTCAGTAATCTTCAATTCGCGGCGAGCCTTGCCGAGATGGTCAAACGTAAAATCCAAGTTAGGTCTGACGCGGCTAAGAATGTATGCCCACCCACCAATGCAGGCCATAGTCCCGCACTTAGGAACGCCGCCGTTTACGTCTCGTATCTCATCCTGATCCGTCTCGATGGTAACGTTCTGGTTGTACCGCTTAGGCTCGGCTAAAATATGCTTCTGAATCTTCCGTAAAAGTCTTACGTTCACAGTGTCGCCTCCAAAGACTTAAGAAATTGCGCATTCTCCTGAGTGGCATCTATCCGCCCTCTCATGTACATCGACTGCATGACTGTCAAAACTTGTTTCTTAACCTGCGGGGCGGCAAAGTTTAAGATTGCGGCCCATTGCCTCATCTCGATAATTGAGTCTGGAGAAGCTAGCTCCAGAAATTCTTGAGAGAGATCCGGTGAGGGGAATTGACGTAGATCAGCCATTAAGACCCTCCAGCTTCCGTTCACGCTTAATCTCTTCAATCCGGTAGATAATGGCCCTATGGATTCGGCGGGAATCCGGCCCTGAGCGATCCTCAGCGACTTCGTGGCCCATGCGCTCCTCCCCGTCAACCCATCCGCGAATTACCAATTTGCCAAATCGGTTACGGCAAATTCGTACATCCATCGTGATGCCTTCGTGCGTGACGAAATATCTGCGCTCGGCCATTACGCGATTTCTGCCATTTCTTCTGCATTCAGCAGGGGCTCGCATTCATACTCGGCCTCTCGGACTAGACGGCAAACTGAATCACGATTAACGTTCATGTCGATAGAGGCAGTCGTTCCGAGCGATTTAGATACCCGAAGATACGTCTTGTCGCTAAAGTCTTTTGATAAACTGCCGAGCGCCCTGACCGCACTAATAAACCGTCCCTTATCGCTGAAATAGCTGAAAGATACGTAAGCCTTTCGGGTGTAGTCGGGCAGATCGAACTCTGGCCGAGACTCCAACTCATCGGCAATTCGGCGTAATTCAACCGCGTAGTCATGCGATGTCATGCTGCATCTCCTTCGTGCGAATCAATCCATTCCTGAACTTGTTCGGCATCTTCCGCCTCAATCAAATCGGCAAAGAACTCAAACAGGTCTAATCTGGCTAATTCCAGTTGAGTCTTAGGTCTAGGTCTATAGGGAGTGCAGAGTATGTTCATGGCTTGCCTGCTTTCCGAGCTTTGAGCTTTCCTAGCTGCCAGCACAGCTCCGCGAATAGGGGGCCATTTCGTTGCCTACGAGCAATTTTGATTCGGTGCTTAAGCCGCCATTCGCGGAAAGGAGGGCGGGTGGAAGTCTGAGAGAGTCCAGTTGAGCTAGGCTGCTGCTGCTTTAGTACGGACATCGCGCCTCTCGACAGAGGCGATCTTGCGGACTGACTTCTTTGGAATTAGCCAGTCACCGAGGGAACCATCAAAGCGGATTTGGCAGATTGGGAATTGTTCTGCTCTCTGCTCTAGCCAGCGTTCGATCTTTCTGGCAAAGCGCGAGTCTCTGAACAGAATCTCAGCTACTTCATACGGAAGGCTCAAGCCCTTTCCAGCATTCACAACCGTTGCTAGAGCGACCTGATACCGCCCCTTGTAGTAGGGATTCGGCTCCCAATCGACTCGGCCAGCGAGGTAGGCCCTGACGCGGGCAGTAGCGTCCAACACGGCGCATGTAAAACTGCCACAAAAGCGCGTCCACTTAATCCCAAAGTAACCTTAAAGATGGTACGTACTGCCCTGTGAATATCCTGTTAACGGAACAGTATCCATTATCGGACATTGCAGCTTTTTAGGCTACTCGGACCCCTTCAGCCTCAGCCAGCCGCTTCAGGGCCAATCGGATAACGGAGCTTTTGTTCGGAACTCCGAGCTTTTCGCACAGCGCCGACAGCAGCCGGTAATCAGCCACGTTCGGAGCCATCGTTATCGTCTTCGGCCTTGCTTTTTCCTTCGGCATCGCTGGGACACACTATAGGCATTCCGCTTTAGCGAGTCAAGCAAAATATTATGCTTGCGTTTCAAGCAGATGGCGGGATATTCACAGGAGAGCCGTAAACACAGCTCCCCCATGCGCTCTGGCAGTTCCCTTCTCCTTGTAAGTGATTTTCCTTATTCGGGAATCAGGAGAGTAAATTGCGGAAATGGGCCTGTCGAGATTACGACCGAACAACGAAAGGAAACCGCAAGGTCACTAAAGGGAATGGCCGTTAGGACATGTACTCGGCGGTTTTAGGAGGGACAGGGCGAAAGGTCATGTACCTGGAGGGTAGGAAACGCAGGCGAAGCGAATCTTGACCTTATTGCAGACGGCTTGGTTCGGCCCGATCTCGACGCACTTGTCTGCAAAATCCGTGACGGTCAGTTCATGCAAACATCGCAGGGGAATGACGGCTTGAGGCTTTTTGTGGGCAGCGCAGCCGAGTAGTGCTAGGATCAGGATGCTGGCAGCGGCACTCACGCGGAGTGTGGAGACGGACTGCGCAAGTCCCCCTCGAAAAATCTTGACCCTATGGCTTGCGGGGCGCGGCTGGCTAATCCAGTCTGTCAACAGAGTTCGTCCGAATCGTATGGATCGGCCCAATCGTCAATCTCCCAATCCCAGAGTCCGAGGAAATCGCCCCACCAGAGGAACGGCATTAGACTTTGGACCGAACCTTGGACTTCAACGTTGCGATCTCACGCTTGGCCTTATCTAATTCAACTTGAGCGTCAGTCTTGAGTGTCTGCCCGAATACCAGGCCGAGCACGAAACCTGCGATTGCGCTGATTACTACTGCGTAGAAGATGTGCATAGAGTCTCCTATTTGCTGAGATTGTCGATTGTCTCGTCTTTCGCTTTGCTGCCGAGACTTGAGCCTAAGAAGTAAGCGATGGCCTGCTTTGCTTCTGAGATTGCGTATCCGAGTACGGTTCCTATAGTCCCCGCTTGAGCGACCGTCGCATTCGGCGCATGGCCGGTGAGAACGTACCAGCACATTCCCATCGTTGAACCAACAATGAGATAGGCCAGTCTTTCAGGAGTCTTGTCTCTTACTGCGATTTCCCGCGCTCTCGCATTGGCTGTGTCTGCGTAGGCAGCATTTGTGAGGTCTTCGATATGCTGGAATCCCGCCTTCTGCATGTTGAGCGAGTATTCCTGATCGGCTGCGCGAATTGAGGCTAATTGCTCTGGAGTCGCACCAGCTACGGCATTGGTAATCTCATCAAGGTCTGGCTTTAAATCAGGCTTACCAACAATCTCTCCAATCTTCGCAGCAGCCTGTCCTAATGGCCCAGGTAACAGCGTCGAAGCTCCGGCGAATAACCACGGAGCTACAGCCTTGAAGATTCCTTTAGCGTTCGCCATGTTCACTCTCCCACTTTGCCAGTTGGATTAACACAAGAGCCTGAGTTGCTATGTCTGCCGAAGTAAGACACCTGATACAGATAGCCTCATCATCACAATTGCATTCTTTGGGAAACTGGCAGATGTAGTGTCTATTGCAGATGGGGCAGCGATGCTTGATTGCCCGTATGAGGCACACTTAGTAATACTTGTTCACTCGGTCTAAGACCTGCTGCGGATAGGCCGGATTGCCGCCACCATTCCACAAGAGCAGAGCTTTAGTTACATCCGAACCAGCAGCGTCTATCTTTCGAGCGAAGTGCTTGCAGCCCCAATCGAGGCCTACGAACGGATCACAAAGAGAGGCCATCTTGTCGTGAAACCCTAAGTCTCTCGCACATTGGCCCATCAGTTGCATCAATCCCCACGAGAACGAACGTGCAACAATCTCCGTCTGATTCGTGAGGCCGAGAGGCTCAACGTACCGCTTCTGAAACGCAGGTTCATAACGAATCGCCCACGGTTGCCAGTCTGATTCCTGTTCTACGACTGCACAGATAAGAGCGGGATCGAGAACATGCTTTCGGGCAGTTTCTTTGGCGAGTTGAACTAACTGAGGAAATTCCATCAATGTGAGCTCCCTGCTGCTGCCCCATTCGTCCGCTCAATCTTCCCTGGTGCGTATTCTGGCGGGTAAATGATCGTTCCATTCACATGTCGGTGTGGCGGGTAGTCTCGCTTAATCGAATCGTCACGGTTTAAACGGCGGATCACTTGCCATGCGACTAGGATGTAAACCCCTAATTCGCCCGAATGAAGCAAATGGTCAATGATGGGACTCATGTTGTGTTTTGGGAAAATTCAGACGGGATTTGCTACAATTACTGCGCTCCGAGCGCCTGTTCTCAGCAGACGCCCGGGGCTAACCAATCGACTCAATGGAGGAGTCTCATGGCTACCAAGCATTTTCTCACTATCGCTGTTCTCTCGCTTTTCCTTACAGCTTGCGGCGGATCGTCGGCTGATTCCAATGGCATCGTTTCTGCCGTTCATGCTGCCAGTCCGCAGAACATTCATAAAGCGTTCGTCGGCCAAGTCGGGCCAATTCCCGATACGGTCATGGCTACACCTACGACTGACGGCGATTACCGCATGGTTGTTTATCTGACTGCGGGAGCAGGAACCATCACCAATGAAATTGATGTGAACACAGTCTGGACGGACACAAGAGGAACTTTCGTTGAGCCTGCGAGCTGGCAACAGACTTCTGCTCCGTCCCCTCAGCATCGCGTCTTGATGTTTGCCTTTCATGCTGTTGCTGGGCAGCCAATCAAGATCACCGGGGACGGAACGACTAACACGACATTCCAATACGACTGCTTTGTCACTCTTGAGCAGCTTTAGGCTCTGACTGCTTTTGAAGGTCTGCGATTTGCTGTTGCAGACCTTTTATTGCCTCGTTCTTTGCATCGCACTGTGCTAGCAAAAAGCTGATGATTTGTTCTCTCTCTGGCATATTTTCCTCTTAGCTGTTGAAGTAGGGAACCTTTTGAGCGGTCCCAGCCACATTGATTATCAAATACCCAGCAACTTGGGCGGGCACAGCTCCATTAGCTCCCGCTGTTGCTGAAGTTGCAGTAGTACTGCCCAAGCCAACCTGACTCGCGCTGACCGTTGGCGCAGCAGCAGTGAGCTTTGCCGTGTTAGCGGTTAGTCCATTGCTGATAGTAATGCCATCGGCAACAGTGATTAAGCCAGTCGCTCGATTAATGCTCAGTGGAGTGTCTTGAAATGTGCCGGCGTCGTTATAGCGGTCGAAATCAAAGTCTGAGCCGACATTGCTTCCACTCTCGGCAGTTCCATTCTTTCCGACAAGCCAACGTTGATTCCCGGTATTGGTGTATTGAATGCCTGCGAAGTTGCCACTGACTACATCAAGTCTGATTTGCTGAGCCCCGCTCGTACTGCTACAGGTGATAGGTAACGGTGAATTGGTGAAGTTGACATTCTTTGAGAATAGGGCTGATCCATCGTTGTTGATCTTCCAGGTTGTCGCAGACTGATTAGCGTTGAACCCTTGCAGTTGGACGCTAGCATTGTCCACGGTAGGAGTGAATTGCATATGGTTTGAGCTGCCTTGCAGGTAGAGCCCAACGCTGCCCCAGCCGGACAAGATCATTCCGTTTGACCATTGTCCCCCGATATTGATTGCAGTTCCGCACCTATTTGCCCCGACTGCATTCAAGTCAATTCCCAGAGAACCAGTTAGAGGCGCATCGACTCCCGAATTGTTTGTAATGTCAATTTCAAGGCCAAAGCATTGCCCTTGATTCGAGTCGACCGATGTGGCATATGTGAGGTTAAGGTTAGCGCCATATATGCCACGTTTACCTCCTGATCTGACGCCGAATACTGACAAGCCTACCCATTCGCCCGCTGAGTAAGTGTTCGGAGTGCCAGCAGTTGAAGTAGCTCGTATGCAGAGGCCTTCCTGCCCGACAAGAATTACCGCTGCACCAGAACCCCCCGTGCCTGCGTAGTTGGCTTTTAGCGTGGCGTGAGTATCATCGGTAACCGAAGCAACTTCAGCCCATTTTGTTACGCCATCGGCGGATAGCCGAATCGAAGGACCGAAGAAATATGCGGGGTTAATTTCCGTTGTGAACTTCGTTCCTACGCCAGTCACAGCGGTTGAGCCATTAGTAAGCGTGACTGTACCTGTCAAAGCAGCCGTCGAAAACTCGCCTAGGTTCTGATTGATAGTTAGTACGGTCGGGCGAGTAGCGAGAGTTCCCGGAGGTGCATTGTTGAGAATGTCTTGAGTCTGCCGGAAGTCCCAAATTGACTGATTGTTAGCTGGAGCATTGAAGCCGCCGAACGTCAACCCCTCAACCGCTTGAATGCGGCCAGCCGATGAACCCAAGTCTGAAAGCGCACTGTTAATCTGAGCCCCTCCATTAGCTCCCGCAAACTGATCGGCGAACCTAACTCCATTAAGCTTTTTCGCGTTTCCTGAAAAGCCCGCATTGAACTGGATGAATCCAGTAAACGGCGTATTCCCGCCTGTCAGTTGGGCATATGTTCCATCTCCTGTAGGTGCTGAGACTACTGGTAGGGTGGTAATAGGAGTAACGGAAGAGGGATCGAGCGTGGCACCGTTTTTGGCATGAATTGATTGCCTTGGGCCTGAAACGCCTCCAGCTACAACCATCATGTCGTAATAAACCGCAGTCGTTGAGCCCGATACGGAAATATCCCCGCCCGCTACGCCATCTGCTGCCCTAGTTGAGTAGATCGTCCCTGAGACGTTCCCATTGGCATCTGCCGGAAGATCCACGTAGAACTGATTATTTCCGCTGAACGGGGCAAGAATCGCGGTTCCTACAATCGTCGGCTGGGATTGGCCCGTTCCTTGTAGGACAAAGCGGAGAACGGCATTATTGGCAGAACCTACAGCGGCTTCTGCTAAGGACTTTATCGACCCGGACACGTTTGTCGGCATTCGCTTTTTATTCCGTCTTGTGTGATTTGAAGAGGCGGGTTAGAGTGTTCGCCCTATGAAACGTATTGCTGTTCAGCTCGGCTTAGTTGCGCTCGGATTCATGCTTGGTTCTGCAGTCTTAGGCCGCGCCCAAAGTCCAGCAGAACCAGTGGGTACGTACCAAATAACCGCCGTCCATGGCTCGCAGTTCGATACGATTTACAGGGTAGATACCCAAACAGGGACTGTTTGCGAGGTTCGAATGATCGGCGGAAGGGGATCATGCCAGTGAAACTCTCAACGATTCTTTGGATGATAGCGGCTGCACTAGTCTTTGCGTTCGCCAGAACCACAACGTTCGACGTGATCGCGGCAATAGTGCTGCTTGGAATGTGGCTTACTCGCCAGTCTTTGAAGCGAGATGAAAAATCTTTGCAATAGATTTCGGCGCTAAGTCCTTCGTCACTTCGTACAACACGTAAGCCTTTATGGGATTCGCAGCCGCCCAATCGTAAGCACCTTTCAGTATCCCCGGCAATCCTCCAATAGCGTCCAGAGCTGCCTTACTTCCGGCAGCAATTCCCGCCCCTTCGGTTGCTGGGACATTGATTGCAGCCGCTCCTGTAGCTCCGATTAGCGGAGCAGCCGCTAGGACCGTAGCAAGTTTGCCGGGAGCAGTTTTTAGCTCGTCGTTAATATCTTGCTGAGTTGTTTTCTTCCCCTGTTCGATTGCACGGTTCATCGTGTCTTCAAAAGATTCGCCTTCTTTTGGGACGATGATAGTCTTACCGATGTCGTTAGTCTCTTGGCCGGAAGTGTCTTGCGCTGGTTGCTGGCCTTCAACCGTGTATCCAGCAGGCAGCGAGCTTTGCGGCTGCTCAATTGTGTATCCCGGTGGAGGCGTTATTGCGCTGGTTGCCAAGTCTTACCTCCATCGGTTGACATCAATCGGGGCTTGCCTGGAGCACTTGCAAAGATGGCCTGAGTGCTTGAACCAAACTGCTTTTGTAAATACCGATTGCCGCCAATCAATTCAGATTTCCGATTAGCTAGTAGCGTTCTCAAGGTATCCGCCACTGCGGTGATTTGCTGTTTATTGAATCCCGTACGGAACAGCTCTTGAGCCTGTCGCATCTTGGCATCGGAAGTTCCAGAACCTCCACCTTGAAGAATCTTGGCGATTTGGTCAGAGACTTCCGTTACTGCCGCATGATAGGCAGCCATCGCTGGATCACCAGCCTCTAGGCGCGCCCATGCTGCCGTATCGTTCAACGCTGGGAATTTGGTACGAGTGATCGAATTGGACTGCTGTACGAGTGCTCCGAGGTTTCCACTCTTGTTGTCTGAGCCCGTGAGCGAGTTGAGATACTTTAGAGTGTTTTGTGTTGATGGATTATTGGCGAACTTGTAATCCGTCTGCGCTTGGGCCATGTCGAATGGCTTCCCGTACTTCTCCATCGAATACTGAGAAGCTAGTTGCTCGACTTGTTGGGCTGTCATCCCTGAGCGGGCATTCTTGATTTGGCTGGGATCGGCATTACCTTCGACTAGCATTACCGGGAGACTGGCCTGATTCCAGTTTCCACTCGCGTCTTTCGCCCCGCCCATTGCCTCCATTTGACCTTTGGCCGTTCCTTTTGCAACAGCTTCCGCCTTTGCCCCTGCCGCTGCTGCTTCTGGGCCTGCCGTGGCTTTAATGTTGGCAACTTGAGCCGCAGTCTGGCCGGGTTGCGCTGCTTGCGCTTCAGCTCCGACCGCTTCGCCCTTACGTGTTGCTTCCTGCTTGCTCCCACTATCAAGTACCTGCTTTTGATGATCTACCGTTGCCTGTAATTGGCTTACGAGGGCATCTTTTCCGTTGAACTGCGGTTGAGCTTTTACGGTAGCTAACCGCATGTTGGCAATATTCAGACTGTTCTGCGTAATTTGCCCGTTGATGTCCCTCGGATCGGTAAAGTTGATAGCATCCCTCGCCATTGAGTCTTTGTCTTGTGGCGCTAAAGAAGCATAGGCCGAAGGGTCGATTTCCGGCATTCCCTGTGCTCTGCGGATTTGGTTGATTGTCGGCAAGGCAGCATTGGGATCTTGGAGTTTTAAGACGGTCATTCCATTGCCGGTATGGATATACAACAGTCCTTGAGGTACAGAGCCGAACTGTTGTTTGACCTGATTGAGCGCCGTCATGGGATCGGGCGAATCCGGGGTGACCGTGGCAATAGGGAGATAGCCTGCCTGTCGAGCCGCTGTGAGATTTGCTAAGCCTCGCGCATCGGCTTCTTGCTGGAGCTTTTCAGGTAGCTCTTGATATTCCGCATCGGCCATGTGCGCCATTGCTACTTCATGAGCTGCGCGAGCATTGGCAAACGTGACGTTAGAGGCTTCAGTGTTGGCCCTTGCTTGCGCTTCGCGTGCTACGCCTCTAGGACTGACGGCCCCAGCTACAGCACCAGGAACCCCGCCCATAGCAAGGCCCATCAGCATTCCCTGTAGAGTCCCCTTAAATGTCCTCTGGAAACGCGGCAAATCGACGGGCTGCTGCTCGACACTGCTAAGGGTAGCGGCCGCCTGTGGTGATGGAGCACCGCCAATGTCCGGGGCTGATACTTCAGTCGAAGGTGTTTGTAAGACCTGAGATAGTGTGTTGTCTGCCATATTAGAATCCGAACTGGCCCGAACCGAGAAGGCTTAGACCTGTACCCAATTCACCAATTCCGACTCCGCCGAGAGCAGCACCTAATCCAGAGCCGAGACTTGAACTGAGCTTCCCAAAGAAGCTATTAGCATTGGCCTGATTGATTACATTCTGAAGGGAAGATTGCGCTCCGCTTAGTCCGGCGACCGTTGCACCACCTGAAAGGCTTCCGCTCATCAAAGCATTCGGGCTGTTTTGGGCTGCGACTCCGTTCAGAACATTCGCGGCATTGAACAGGTTTGATCTGGCCTGTTGAGCATTGGCTAGCGTGATCGTATTTTGTGCGGCTGCGTTCTGTTTGGCTTGCTCCTGAAGTAAGGCCAGATCAGCTCCGGCAGTCACACCTGAGGGGACATTCACATCTCCAGCCGTCTTGAGCTGTTGGTTAAGGGCTTGCTGGGCATTGGTGAATTGCTGGGAGATGGTATCGGTTGCCCCGGTACGCATCGCTGCCGTTTCCTCATCAGAGAAGCCCTTTCCGGCCTGAGCATCTGTCAAAACGGGCTGCATAACGCCCTTCAGGAAGTTGAGCTGATTCTGCTGATTCTGGAATTGCTGCTGAAACAGACTCATCAGTTGACTCTGAAACTGCATAGTCTGTTGCGTTTCTTGCACGTTCAACTGTTGCTGCTGTTTCGTTTCGGATGATCCGCCGCCGCTTCCCCAGCACATTAGAGCACCGCCGTGTAATTGTCGTTTAACTCTTTGAACCCAAGTAGCTTGCCTGTGAACTTAATGAGGGGTTCCACTGTAGATTCAAAGATCATTTCCTTAAATCCAAGTCCCTTTAATGCCTGCCGTATCTGAATCCCACCCTGCAAAATGAGATTGGCCGCATCGCGTTTCCGTAACGATGGCTCATGGAGTATGTGAAGACGTACACATTGCTCCACTTTGACGTAAAGCCTATGCCCGTCTTCGTCGTACAAGACCTGTAATCCCCCATCTATCCATCTCTCTGGGCTCTTGTCGTTCTGATGGGTAAGGCAAGTCACCAAATGCGCCTTATCCTCTTCGGAGTAGTTACGAACACCAACCTTCGTCATCAGAATTGTCTGGGCTTCAAATGAGGAAACCCGGCTACAGCGTGCACCTTAGTCATAGCCTGTGCAGTCGTATCGCCTACTAAAACGCCATACTTTGCCAGCTTTTGTACGCATCCAGCGTCTAATGGTTCGCTTCCAAAGTGATTCGGCATACACGCGCATACGTTTTGAATTGCGTTGAGAACCTGTTCCGAATCACAATTGCCGTCCATATTCACCACTCCAACTGATTGCCCGTCATCGTCTGTCCAGATATGGAAGGTTGCGCCGGGAACCTGTGTTCTCAAAAGCTCAGGGCCGCAAGATGGAATGAAGAAAAGCTGTCTCATCAGAATTTGTTGAGGTTATGAGCTACTAGACCGTTTTCGAGGATGTAATGATGGTCTTCTTCGTCCTCGCTATCGACGTGGAGATTAAACACTGTTCCAGTCCAGTCATAGTGCCTCTTGCAGCGAGACGGAAAGATGTTATTGGCCGGAATCCAATCGGAATCGCGCTTAAACCTGTGGGCGAAGGTCACTAGTTCGCCGTCGTGAAACTCCACCATGTGATCTGTGAAGTGATAGTGAACTAAAAGTTTGGCTCGGTGAACTCCTGTCAGGTTCTCAATATGAAACTCGCCCGGAAGCGAATCAAAACGCTTTAGGCCGTCAGGGGTTTTAATCTTGACGTTCCCTGTAAAACACCCACCTCCACCGCCGCCACCGCCGCCAGAGCCACTCCCTGACCCGCTGGAAGTCGTAGCTCCCTGCATCCCCCCGATGCTTAGAGGGATATGATTTCTTAGGTTCTGCTGTTGAACGAGTGTCTTGCTTCCCGCTGAGGGCTGAGCATAAGCAGGCGTCCCGCTTCCTCCTGCAACCCACGCAATAGCCTTTGCAGCATCGTCATAGTAGGGATAGAAGTTGTAAGTCGTTCCGCTCGTAAGTCCGGTAATCGTCTGCGTTCCGCTCAGTGGGCCTGTCGTGGTCTTATCCGCTCGATAGATCGTGATATTTGACGAACCGTTTGTTCCATCCCAATACCACGTGATGCTTGTCGTTGTGCTCGTATAGGCAAATCCGGTAGTTGTGCTAAATGGCGTGCTCCCTGCGCTCCCGGCTACGGCTGCGCTCTGAGCGGAATTAGGTAGCGATTCCTGTCCGGTCGTATCGACTGAAGTTACCCAATAGTAGTAATTCGCTCCTGTTGCTGCGGTGATTACGTCGCTAAAGGTGATTGGGCCTTTGTGCGTCGGATCGTGTACGAACGTATGAACCAGACTCGAATTGATAAATATGTTCTGAGTGTTCCGATAGACCCGATAGGCCGCTATTACGTTCGTAGCGCCTGTTGGAACCTGTACTTGATTGAAGCTGAACTGAAAGCCTGTTGCCGTCCCTGTCGTGGGGATTGCAATCTGCGGAGCTGGGGGAATGCTTAACGGCTTTTGCGCCAGTTGGACGTTGTTCTTAACCAGAATTTGTAACTGATTCTGAAACGGGGCAGGCCATTGAATCGCTCTTAGGATAGCGTTGTCGTTGGTCATATGACCCCAAGCCCTAAGAGTTCGCCTTGAAAGTTCTCGGCAGGAAACGAGACTTTGACTTGCATGTGCTCTATCTGCTGAGGCACCGGAGCTGTCCCGGATTTGAGGTAATGACGCCTCGTGTAGATCGTCTGGCTCTCCGTAGTGCTCGGGGGTTCGGCTATGGGATTGGCAAGCGTCGTAAATGTCCCGCCAATCTCATTTCTCAGTATCCCTACGGTGGGATAAGTGCCGGTCCTCGTTGCATTCAGGCAGACCGCTTCGACTGTGTTCTTGCTTCCAGGAGGGCCGATAATTAGGCTTCCTACGGTCGCATAACACGTATAAGTCCCACCGTCGTCAGTCCATGAGGAAGTATTTCTTCCCCAGATGTATTTTGCTCCGACAGTCCCACCTAAAAGCAAAGTCCAGTTCGCATCTGAAGTCTCAATGCTCCCAATGACTCCAGCTCCTTGAACAGGTTGCCTAGCAGGGCTCCATGAGTTGTAGGTCATGGAATAGCGGTAGATGTTTGTCGAGCCATCGCTAACGAAGAACCCTTCATCATCGCCGCTGCGATGGATGGCGATACTCACACTATCGGGGCTGATGGCCTTCAGCTTGTTGCGGATGCTCAAACCGACTTCCGTAAGGTTCTGACCAATCGAGAACGCTTGAGCCCTTGATGTGAAGACGAAAATCAAATCCCCATCCTGGCAAACGGCATTAGGCTGCTTAATGCCGAAGTTCTTCTGCCAAGGATTGATGAAATAGACTCCAGAACTTCCCGTAACCAGCCATGTAGTGTCTGACGTGAACACTAAAAGGCCATTCGTCGTAGGAGCAAACCCTGTGATGTTGATGGGCAGTTTGAAGAAGTTCGTTGTCAGATTGAAAGACTGCTCCGAGACTCCAGTAGTGACTTGTGGCCCAAGAGCCCAATAGAGCGTATTCTTCGATGCTACCCAAAGTCTGCCATCCCAGAACGTAACTAGACTTGATCCTGAAGGGCAGGGAGCATTGTTCGGAGCGAACGGAGCTGTAATGAGCGTGTTTAGAGCTGTATCAGCGTTGTTGTCGGTATAGCTAGATGTTGCATTAGCTACTACAGCCGATCGATAATAGGTACCTCCTCCGTCTGCTGGCCGCCATATCCATATCTGGTCAACCTGTGGATCAGAAGATGCCGTGTATCCAATTGCATATTGCTGATTCGTTCCAGAACCGCTGTTAGAACTTATTGGGGAGATTGCGGAAACATGTCCAGTAACGCTGCTGGCATAAGAATAACCCCATGTGTATCCAGCTTGCGGAGACAGAGAGCCTGCGCCGGGGGTAACAGATGGAGCATTCGTCGGAGCGGTAATCCCCCAATTCCTCCAAGTCGTTCCATCCCAGAACTTAGTATCAGTTCCATTGCAGTAATAAACGTAATCCCCGACTCTGTAGAAATCTCCGCGTGCAGTCGTTCCTTTCGTCAGAATCGGGGCATTTGTCGAAGCCGAGAAGTTGTAAACCTTGTTTGGAGTGTCAACGAGAGGGTAGATCGTCCCTGATGTGTTCTGAAACGAGTAGTAATTCAGTGGATAATCACCAGTTCCAAACGCAGTAGAAGAGAACCTAGTAAACGCAGGGCTTCTCACTACTGTCATAGTCGGGCTGATCTCCATGTTTAAACCGTCAATCAGAGCATCTAAACGGGAGACGAACTGCAATCCCATTGCGCTGATTGGGGTGTAAAGTGGGGATCTTTGAGTGACAAGGCCGCTCACCCATCTTTGAATCCAGAGCCCCTGAGATTCTACGTTCCGATAGGAAGCCAACTACATCCCGCTCCAGTAGGGGCCGTAATCAATCAATGATTCTGTGGGCTCAAGGTATACGTTGGATTCTTCGGCTTGATCTGAGCCCTTCTGCTTCTGAATGAGCGCCTGAAGCTTCTTGTATTCGCTGTCTGTGGCATTCGAGCGAATGTACCTATAGGCTCGATAGATCACGGCTTGATTGATGAGGGCAACGAGGTTGTCAGGGATTCCCCAATACTGATTCAGACTTGTATATAGAGTGGATTGCTTCTGGTAAATCAGGTTCACAATCCACGTCACGGCAGCAGGCGGAAACATGAAACGAACAAGGAGAACGCCAGTTCCAAAATCCTGCATTACCGCGACTTGCTCAGGATCGGCCAGTTTTGACCATGCTGGAAGATTTCTGACGGCTTTCAAATGCCGGATATTCATCGGGGATGACTGATTGTTAAGCTCCATCATGGTTGAGTTGGTCAGCCATCCAAAGTTTGTAATTCCCGGAGCCCCACCTACGTCGTTATTGTTCTGCCCTGAGAGAGCGGCGAAGCTAAACGTATTCGAGGTAACCGCCGTGAGAACAACTCCACCTGCCCATGTGGTCTTATTTCCATCATCGGTAAACGTCGCGTTGTACTTCGACGCTGTTCCCGTGGTGAACGTCAGGCCAAACAGGTAAACAGTGTTTCCAACTGCGAACCTGTGAGGCTCAAGAGTTTTGACTGTGACCACTCCGCCCGTAACAGTGACTCCGCTATTTGAAGCGAGATCAATGCTTGCGCCTGTTGAATTAACTCCTGTAGAGGCTCCGCTTCCAGTGATATTCATGGTGAACGCGGAAGCCCCGGCAAAGAGATAATCTTGTTTCGACTGGTAGATGATTAATGGAAGGCCAGTCCCTTGAGTCAATCCCAGAGGCGAGCACAGCTCGACCGAGTTCCATTTCCAGTCGTTCTCATCGTTGATGATTTCCGACGCAGCTTCAGTGCAAATCGTTAAACCTGGCTCATCCACGATCCCCCCAACCCCGGTTAAGGGCAGAAGATCGGTATGAGTCGTTGCGTAGTTAAGAGTTGTACTGAGCTTGATGCTTGAGATGGACATTAGCCGATGATTTCACCTTGGGATTGAGCGCACGCCTGGAATAGAAGATTGAATTTTGCTGTGTCAAAAATGGCATTTGGATCTAGCTTGCGCCATTTCGGAGTGTCTGGACGGAAGCGCCCCTCGCAGTTTTGGCAGTAAATAAATCCAGGGTCCCCCGGATGGTCATTGTCCAGAACGTGAACGCAATGAGTCCCCCCGCCTGCTTGTTTGCTGTGTTCGTGCGTGCAGGCATTCTCCTGAAGCCATCGTTTTCTTACTTCCTTCTGCTTAATCTGCTCAGCGTTTTCTTTGCGCTGCTGCTGGGCCAACTCGATTTCTGCAAGCTCTTGTTCCGTTTTAGGCTTGGGCTTATTGGCCTCACGCATCGCCGCTGTAACTGCGGCATCTACAATCTTCTGGATGTCCTCTGTTCCGTAAATGCTCTGTCCGTTCATCTGTTCTCCTGTGTTTCCTGTTTAAATCTAATATTGGGATTGTTCTTCCAGGGGGCTAATTGCTCGTTCCATCTCCAGCCCCGTCTATCTGTTCCCACGTCCCCAAATTGTGCAACGGCCTCGTTGTAGCTCATCGTCCCCTGTTTGATAAGGGCTATTAACACTGTTCTCCAGCCCCGCTTTTCCCGTGTCGGCAAAAGGGAGGTATCGACATCAACCGTTGAATATTCTGGTAGATCATGCTTGGGGAACCCGCATACGTACCTGTGTCGCCTAAAGAACGGATCACGCTTATTGTCGTGCTCGTAATCCCACTCCCTAACCGTGTCTTCGTAGTCTCTAGCATTTCTAGGGAAATACACCGCGATATTCCCCGGAGAACCGTCTATTGCCTTCAGCTTGGGGGTGATTCTTCGCAATCTGGAGATAATCTCCGTATAGGAGAGTTTTGGGCCTAAAGCTCTGTCTGGATCTTCCAGCTCATCCTGTCCATAAATCCGAAACTTTCCCGCCCTGGAAAGTAGCTCCTCGCGTTGTTTGATTACGCCTTCTTCGGGGTTGAGCCTCTTATCTCCAAGTTCGTGGATGTCCGTCTCAACGAGTGGAGCTTGATTCTTCTCGCCCAGCCCAGCAAGGCTGGCTATGCGACCTTTAGGCATTCGCTACTATGGCCTCTCTGTGTCCATCTGGAAAAACTGCATCAATAAACTCTGCATCTCCAACTACAAGCATGGGCCTGCCTATGTCTTCTGCCCATCGCTTAGCTAGGAGATTTGCTGTTGCTTCAGAATCGGCGCTGAAGATTTGGTCAGAAAACTTCATTGCCAGTTCAGCATCTATGTGATTCGAGATAAATACTGCGTGGCATGGAGTGATTGAAAGAGTGAGCGCGGCAGCTTCTACCTGTTCAGGTTGAAGGCCGCGCCTCACAATGTAGTACAGCGGAACTTCCAAGGTTTAGGTAAGCTCGGTTAACTTCGAATCGTCCAATGTGGCTGAGCCTCCCGTAGCTGCCAGCGCAGAAGAGGAAGAGTTCCCGCTTCCGGTAAGCGTGGTGATCAATTGAGGAGAAGCCTGCGGATTGATTTTCCACGCCTTTACCAACGTGCCAGCTTCGGTAGCCTTTTTGCCTGAGGAGGTTCCAGTGCCGGTTTTCGCTGTGGAACCAGCCAGCCAATCACTGTCCGTCGAAAAGTAAAGTTTCCCATCGCTGTAAAGCAATAGATAAATGGGAGCTGCCATATTAGCCGATGCTCGATTCCAACCGCAGGCGTCGGAAGTGGTTGATTGAGGCAGAAGTGTCAGGCGTAGTGACTACTCCATAGAAGAAGTTGTAAAACGCAGCCGCAGCAATCAGTCCAGCAACGTCGATTGAGTTGCCCTGATCATAGCGACGAACGGTTACAGAGAAATTCTTCTGATTGAGTTCAGTCCGGCCTAGGCTTGAAGAATACAGCGCACCCTTGCCAATAACATAGACGTTGTAGCTCGTCTTGCTAGTGGACTGCCAGTTGGCCTGAGAAGACACTGCGTTGGATTCGTAGAACTCCACTCCGCCAACAATTCCTACACGCGCACCCTTGATTCCCACCAAAGCGGGGTTTGCAGATGCAGTGTTGTCAGAGTATTTCTGGAGATCCGTGAAACCGGCAGCCGTGTTGTCGTTCACCAAGTCGTAAGAGTTCAACGAATTGATGATTCCGAACATATTGCCGTTGGCCTTGGGCTTTACGTCTTTGGAGCGGAGCTGCCAGTAGCACTTACGCGCTAACGCGGCAGTCATAAAGCTGCCATCATTAACGTCGATATTGGCGACAGCATCGCCGTTGGCTGCCGTGTCATAAGCAACCATAGTGATGTTGTCAACAGAGAGGGCTCCGCGATAGCCCAGCAGGGCCGCGCCCTCAGCAACCACGTTGCTAATGGCCGTCAGTACGACTTTGTTGGAGAAGCTGACGTAATCGGCGTAGTTGGACAGGTTTAGAGTCTTCGTCTGTTGAGTAAGGGTCTGACCTGATGCCGGGGTACCTTCAGTGACCGCCGAAGTGTTGGCGCTCATTTTCAGGTAGTTAAAGATTTGCATGGCAACGCCAGACATATTTGGCATAACACGCAAATCGGTTGAAGGATAGAAGAAGAGGTTGCTATAAAGCGTATCCTCTGCCGTCTTGTTGTAATAGACGGTAGGATAACCAGCTAGACCTCCACTAACTACTGATGCTGCTGTGGGAAGTGCCATTTGTATCCTCTAAAGGAAGAAGTTAACGAGCCCAAGAAGGCCGCTCTATTTGTCCGGCAAGCTGCTTGTTAGCAAGATCCCGGATTTGATCGAGTGACATCTTGTCGGCTTCGTCCTCAGAAGGCCCGACATTAACAGGCGCATTCGTTACTCTGCTGTGCGTGCTAATGGTCGAAGTCTTCTTCGTCCGCGTCTGCGCTGTTTCCACCTTGGGCTCAACAATCCGTTGAGGTTCCTTGGTTTCCTTAGTCGCGTCCGCGTTCGCTTCCTCGCTTTTGAGATGGAGCAATCCGCTTTGCTTCAATTGCGAGTACGCCTTTGAAAGGTTTTCGGAAGTTACAGGGAGCCGGAGTTCGGCCAGCTTCATCCTTATCAGAGCGCCGTTCTTGTTCCCGGCTTCCCCCTGATCTTCGTAATCTGGGTGAGTGGCGATAAACGTATTTACCGCTTCATTGCTGCGCTGTGCAACGACAACCGCATCAGCCGCCTGCTTTGCCGTAACGAAGTCCTCAACTTCGTATCCGGTAAGCTCTTTCCACATCTTTCTGAGAGTTGCGAGAGGCTTTTTCTGGAGTTCCTGTGAATAGGTGTACTCCTCGTCTTCGCTAATCTCTTTAGGTTTAGGGGGCTCTGCGGAGCGAGCGCGGAAGTCTTTAAGCTCTGCCTCTTGCTGGCGAATCTTCTTCGTCGCATGAACTTGAGCATCGGCAATTTTGTCTGCCAAGGCTTCTAAGGCTGCCTCGCGGCTCTCGCCTGTCGCTTCGTAAACCTGAACGCCAGAGCCGTCTTGCAAATCGACTTCCCGCCGAGCTACGAAGGTTTCTGGTTCATCGTCTTCAGCAGCTACAAATCTGCCGCTTTCATCGCGTGGCTGGGCTTTTGCTTCCGGTTCGGGCTCTGGATCGTCCGCGAGCTTTTTAAGATCGTCCAGAGATAACTGTTCCATTTCTGCTTCAGTGTGCTTTGGCATTTATCCTCACATAACCACTTCTAAGAAATTCTCCGAACTATCGGCGCTCTTGGCTGCCTCGATTGCTCCGAGCCATTGAGCCCAGAACTTACGCGCTCCGCGTGCATCATGCCTAAAGGTCTTAGCCCTTTCCTCATCGTCCTCTTGCAAAGACTTCTGTTCGAGGTTATAGACAACTTCTTCGGCTAATTCCCGCATTACATTCCAGCTCTGATCCGCTGTAATCCTGATGAGCGCGGCCTTTATCGCCATGCGGTGAGCATCATTGCGAACTTCCATTTGCCTCCAGTGTTGCTAAGCCTGCCGTCTCATGCTGTTTGACTACCGATTTCAGAACGGCTAATTGCCCCTGAGCTGCGGCTTTTTGGTCTATTGAATCGAGGTCTGCGGCGTGTTGATTCTGAATCTGTAACAATTTGCCTTGAGCGGCCTGCATTGCTTGATTCTGCTGCTGCATTCTCTGTAGATCGTCAGGAGTCATATCGACAAAGAACTGTTGAGTGTCCCAGCCCATCAGCTCGAACCATTCCTTAGTGAAGGTTGCGTAATCAAATTTTTTGCCCTGAATCTGTAACGACTGCTGAATTGCAGTGTTTTGCATAGCCTGGAGAATTATTGGGGCCATCTGGGCGGCAGCTTGCTTAACTGCAAGCTTTATGCCAGCAATAATGTCGATTTTTACATCGGCGTTGTAGATGTCGAGATGATCTCCAGAGAACGCCTTAGCATTCTCATCGCTAAGAATTTCATCTATTTCGTCCTGCTGAAGGTTTTCGCAAATGTGAATTAGAAATGATTTCAATACATCGATGAAAATGAGGTTGAAGAACTGCTCCATGAAGTATTGGACGCGTTCGTTAATATCTCCCTGAAACGTCTGAACGCCTGAGCCTGTACGAAGTGCCTGAGTGGGCATCTGCGTACCACCCTCAGCTCCGATTCTTCGATAGGCTCTCTGTGAACTAGCTTCAAGGGCCGTCTCTGCGGTTCCCGAAACATCGGGAACCACGAGCGGCTTCAACTCGCTTTCCGTGGAGACTACGCGACCCGGCGCGATGCTAATGTTTTGCCCTGTACTCCCCAATCCCTTGACCTGCTGGAAGCTGGGATTGAGTAAGAGGGCAAGAGAGTCAACCCAGGTATTTAAGACACCCTGCTGGAATCTCTGTTCGCCATTCAGAAGCGCAGGAACTCCAAACCCAAACAGGGAGTCAAGAATGTCGATAAACGCGCAGCCGTGAACACCTAGGCTTCCCGATTTGTTGACTTCATTGCGAATGACAATCTTGCGCTGTAGAGCGGTAATGATCCTGTCCCGCGTCCGATACTCGATGAGTTCAAGCGGAGCATTCAGCGGGTCTTTAGATGTCGGTAATTTGTCGTCTTGCGCCTGATATTCTCGCGTCTGATTCAATTTGAGGGGCTGCATTGAATCTTCCGCAGGTTCTTCTTTGTTGGCGAGAATGAATGCTAATTCTTCCCTAGACGGAACGTTTTTATAGGTGTCGTCATCGCGCATATCGTCCAGATCGTAGGCATTGATCTGGATGCGCTTGGCAATCCATCTTCCCGAGTTGGGGTCTTGGCAATTACACGAGGGGTCAAAGATAACATTGCGGAGATTGCCATTTTCGTAGGTAGGGCGCTGAACTATCTTTGCGCCATTCTTGCGCGCAATTTTTCCCTCCGCATCTCGAATGTATTTTCTCTGCTCAATCTCATCAACGGCCCAGCCGTCAAAGCCGCATCCAAAGCCGTAAGTCAGAATCGATTTTAGGGTGAGACGCGAACCTTCTTTGAAATTGCTAGCCTTAACAGCCCATCGCAGAAGGCTTTGCCAAGCTGAGGCAACCTCTGGCTTTGTATTGCCCTTAGGCGTAACCTCGAAAGGATCTTTACCGCTTCCCCATATTGACAGATATAGCTTTGGTAGAAGTTTTTCGATAGCCTCAAGAGCTACCGGGACACTAAGGGCAGAACGCGCCTTATCGGTATTCGGCCACGGACGAACCCTGACGTATCCCCTAATCAGATCGTCGGCGTTCTCCATTCGAGTGACGAAGTTCTTGGCCTGCTCGAATCCGATACCAGAATCAATATCTGCTAACAGGATTCCGAGAGCTACTTCGTCGGTCCAAGGATCGGAGAACTCAACCTGTGATGGAAGGATTTGGGCTAATGCTTCGCCCGGTTGAATTGCCTCTGGCAGGTTCTCGAAACCAGGCATCAGGCGAACTCTTCTCCCATCGTCTCATTTTGCGTCAGATATTCTTTTCCCATTGCGTCGAGAGTGGTTAAAGCTACGTCTCTATCTAAAATTTGCACGACTGGATGAGCGGTACTAGGAATCATCGCTGGAGGAATGCTCAGATACTTGCTGGCGAAGACGTTACACATCAGAGCCATCGTGTCTGGATAGTCGTCATGCTGATGTTTTGAGCCTGTGTACTTCGTGCTCTGCTCTACTAGCTTGTCCCAATACTTCAGACCGACGAAGAACTTCAGACGACCGTTCTTTACATGCCCAGCCATTGCTTTAATGCGGATCATCTTCGCGTCTTTTTGGTTATTGACCTTGATATAGTCCAAGGGCAGGTTTATGCCCTTATCTCGGCATTCCAGACGCATGTACTCAACGAAATACTTTGCGGAAGCGGTTTCCTCGATGAGAATCTTCAGTGGCCTGCATTGGAGAGCGTAGGAAATGACGTTACTGGCGAGCTGAGGGATCGTCCACTTACCTCCATTCCCTCCAACTGCGTACATAACCCCTTTTCCGTCAGTTTTCCCGATGATTACAACCGAATCATCAGGCTCGGTGTCTCCTTCAGCCGCTAAGTCGATAAATAAGCAGGCTGGACTCAATGGAGGAGCTAGAGCTGGGATGATTGTGGCTCTCAGCATGTCGTCTTCAGTCAAAATCTGCTGGCTTTCCAGCATTGGCTGGTTCAAATACTGAGAAGCGAAGACTCCAGGGTTGTCTCTGAGTATTTGATTGAGGATTTCCGCTGTAAAGCCGTGAGCATTGCCGTCATTTCCGATAGTTCGAGGGAATCTTACCGATCCATCATCCTTCCAGCAGGTTTTTATGCTGATTGCCCACTCACCACGGTCTTTCCCTTGCTCATCTCGGCTTCGCTTAATGATTACTTCGTACAAATCCCCAAAGGCATACCGAGTTCCAGAGACGAAACGAGGGCAACCGGGGTCAATTAGTGGGAAGCACATGTCGAAGTCTTCCTGAACATTCTTGAGAAGCGTTTTAGACCTGTAATTCTGATCGTTTACGAGGTCGTCAAAGATTCCGAGGTCAAAGTGCTGCCCGGTTTTGACTGTTTTCGGGGAAGCAACCGTCATCGTTGCTTGAGCTAACTGTTTCCTTTGCCTTGCAGGGGTCACGAAGCTATCTTTTGTAAGCTGAAGGTTCTTTCTAGTGATCTTGTAGTCTTTTGCCGTGTCACTCCAAATACCGCAATACTCAGGAAAGAACTGAGTGAGCTTCGATTTGTGAGCCGTTCCGAGAAAATGACTCGCGACTTCGGCCAATCGCTCTCTTGTGGTCTTCTGGCTGCCCTGCATTATCAAGATTCTTATGTCGGGAAATACCAAAATGGCCTGAATCGCTACGACTACCATTGCAGCCGTGGTCTTGAAGTGACCGCGAGGCCAGAGAATCATCACGTCTCGCTTAGGAAATTGCTGCGCCCACGGCTCGTTCTCTTTGAACTCTGGGTATTGCTCGAATAATTCAGCATGAGTCTCAGGAGAGAAGTCATATCCCAAAATGTCATTGGCGAGATACAGGCGATCCGTCTTCGCTCTGTGTCTTATGACTGAATTTTTCCGCTTAGCTGCGCGGACTTCAGGATCTTTGTAAGGCACTATCGGTCTAGGTATTGAGCTGTGACGTTATATCCAGAGGCATTCGCGGAAGCCGTTGCAGTCCAAGCCGCATTTGCTTTCGATTGCTCTAGTGGCGGATCAAAGTAGAGCTGCAATGGAGTTGACGGAGCACTCGCAGCGTTTGGGTAGTTGATGACTAGCTGAGTTTTCCCTCCGTCGCTGATCGTGACTGTTCCCGCTACCGCGTTGGCTGTGGTGATTGTCAGGGATACGAGGTCACGATAACCCGCAGCGTTGCCAGAAGCCGCAAGGATGTTTACCGCTCCCGTACCAGATACGGCAGTTTGAGTTGCTGGAGCATATTGTGCGACTGTTGCCATTACTTTTTCCCCATATGCGTAAGACCTTCTGCGCTTGCGGCCTCACGTCGAGTCTGAGGGTTCTTGCTATGTAGAGCAGCCTTTATTCGCGCCTGCCCTAACTTCTGGCCTTCAGGAACTCCGAGAGCACGATGCAATGCGCCCTTTCGGACCTTGAATGAGCCTTTCTTGCCTAATGAGACTGTCTCAGTTTTCTTTGCCATATGTCTCCTAAAATCCCACTCCCGTCATTCCAAGCTGAGGAATATCAAAGGCAGATGCGCCGCCAGCAGCAGAAGGAATACGAATCAAGTACGCATCCCAGCCTGCACTGCCGGAATGCGTGAGGCTTCCTGATACGGTTCCAGTCGCTCCTGCGCTTACATTGTCCTTGTTGGCGGCAGCAACGACATCAAAATGATCCACAGAATCAACTGCCGAACCCTGCGACGTGTAGCCTGTTGGCTGCGTAAAAGTATTAGTCGCTGAGGGTAGAGCCTTGAGCAACCTGAAGTCCGGTAACTGATGCATCGAGGGCCAGAGAACCGGAAGTCCCAATATTCGCAGTGACAGTACCAGTTACGGTAGTAGTAGGGGCAGTTGTGACCTGGACCTTCAGGCCGTTGGTATTGTCTCCGGGGGCCGCGACCGCCCCGCCAGAAGCAGGGAGAGCGAGGCCGAACATCGTAAGGTTTTGTGTGCCTGCGCCTGTGTCATAGTCTGCTGTGACATTTGACTGCTGATTGGTAAATGTTCCCGAGCCTGCATTCGCGGTGACTGTTCCGCTAACGGGTTGGGTTACTCCCGAATTATCGACTTTTACCGCTGTAGAGTTCGCGCCTGTATTAGCAAGTGTGACTGGAAGCGGATTGGAGCTGGAGACTCCAACCAGGTTTCCGCCAGAATTGAACCCTGTGTAGTCGGCATTCGACGGTACTGCTGACCCGGTAGCACTCGCAGCAGCGTTTCCGCCCGATCCTCCAAAGGCTGTAATTTGATTCCCTGAGGCATCGACAATCGCCACGGTTGGAGCAACTTTGCTTCCGAGCGATAGCCCGGTGACTCCGGTGAGGTTTCCGCCTACATTGACGCCTTGATAGTCTGCATCCGCTGGGACGGCAGAGCCCGTTGCCCCTGCTGCCGGATTGGAGCCGCTTCCAGTGTTGACGGTCTTTACAAGCAGATTTCCGGCATTATCGAACTGGAAGGCAACTACATCTCCATCATTCAGGGAAGGAGTGACGGCATTGTACTCACCCGCACTGTAATTGACGGGATCGTCTATTGGAGTTGTAGGTCGCTTTTTGGTTGCCATTAGCTACTGCGGAGACGGCAGAAGTGACAATCTTTCTCAGCTTCAGGCTCGCCGTGATAATGAGTCACTGGCCTGCCGCACTTGCATTTGCCTATTGCCTTGACCTTAGGAATGGCCTGCTCGAATTGCTTGAGCCTTCGGACGATATACCAAACAGCCACGCCAACAAGCAGAGCGAAAGCTAAGAAGAAAAATGCTAGTTGCATTGAATGACTATTGCTCTCCCAGTCCCCTTATCTGAGTAGTGGAAGAAAAGCGTATGTTCTGGGAGGTAGGGACTAAGCAGGTTATTTTTGACTGTCCACTCATCCACGTCTTCAATGATGTAGAGGCTTTTAGGAGCCATCGACAATCGGAGCACTTCAAAGTATTTGAGCTGGTCTTGGGGGTCGTGGCTGCCGTCATCTACAACTAGATCGAACTTCGGATAGGTGCAACCGTCATCTACGTGTTTTGTAACGATACGAGGAGGGTCAGACGCTTCGGCGACTGCACTGTGATCGTTGTCCACTCCGTAAATGGTTGCGTCCTGAAAATAGTCTCGCCACATGCGGAGACTCGCTCCAGCTTTATAGCCTTTGACGTGCGGCATTGCCTGTGGCGTTCCGATGCCGATTTCGAGAACGTTTTTGACTTCATTGCGTCTACCCGACAATAGCAAATCGTAAAAAGGGGTGTAAACGCCTAGTTTGTCTGTTCGGTACTTGCTGGCGAACTGGCAGAGTTCGCTTTGTCCTGCGCCCATTTGTTCACATCTTCCGGCTTTACGCCTAGTTTTTCGCAAACGCAGGCAAGGCACATATCAATCTTCTGAATTGCTACGGCCTGCGCCCTGATTACTCCTGCCTGCTCGTCATAGACCTTTTGGGCTTCTGCACGGCTTATAAAGCCATTCCAATAGCTAATATGCGTCTGACTCATGCAACCTCGTTCAAGAACTTATTCCTGTGCTCGTACATCTGTCTCATCTGAGAAGGAAAGACCGCGTGCATAGTAACTATTTCCTCAGTCACCTTGTCAGGATCGAAGGACTTCCCGTCTCCAAAGAAGAAGTGGGCTGACCATCCGGGCCTGTGATTCTGGAGCATGATTGGACGAATGTTATGTTCCGCCAGGACTCGGCTAACATGAACGTCCTCAGCGTACTCATGCCGTCTCTGTTGGCCCTTAGTGGCTACGATTTCAGCCGCCTGACGCGATAGGAAATAACCAGGGCCGCCAGAACAGACGCTTGCATGGAGGTATCCTGCATAATCAAAGGCGTTCTCCATCATCTCGACTAGGAGCTTTTCAGCGAATACCCAAGTATCGGTGTCGCACTTGTAGATGTACTCAAAGTTCTTCCCTACAGCCCATTTGCAGATTCCGACCGTCTTCTCAATCAAAGACCCATAGCCATCAGGAACATCGAGGAAGACTTCATCCGGTAATGGCTGTCTAGGAAATCCATCGGAAGGCTTGCCATAGAAGAACTTGACGGTTACGTTTTTGAACGGCGCGAAGTCTTTAACCCACGTTTCTCTACAGGCTTGCGTCTGATCGTTCGGCCCTGAGACGTGCATGTCTTTACCATATTCAGGATTGCCTCTGTGTTCCCACCGTCCTTCATAATCAAGTCGGAAACAGGTAGGCACTGCAATGAGGACTTTTGGGAGCGGCGGGAGGTCTTCGACGGACCTAGAACGATTACCCCCGATATGAGTGACAATGGGTCGGCCAAGGTCGGCGATTCTGTAGCCTTGATCCAGAAGATGTTTTGAGAGTTCGCCTTCATGCTGTAATCCCTTCACCCCTACAGAGGCTAGAACTTGCGGCAGAATCTTGAGCAACGTCGAACGCCGGCGAAGTCCAGGATTCCAAGACCATCCGCCCCAGCATCCACGCCAGTAGGGTTCGGCAATCTCAACGCTCATATTCCCGCGCATGGCCCTAGTCAAGGGATGCCAGCCAGAAGGGCCGCGTAATGAAACCTGCGCTATCAGAGGATCGGCATCCAGAATCGCCTTCGACTCCCGCATGAACGGAGAAATCTGATTCTGGAATAACCAGTCTTCCTCACACCAAAACACATAATCGTGTTTGGCTTCGTGAATTAGCCTCGCAATAGCAAAGCACTGCCCCATTCTCGTCTTACCGGAAATCCATCGGACATTCCGACTTCGCCAGATGTCTCCATTCAAAAACTCCGGTTTAGGCCCATCTGAGTCCTCATAGATCAGTACCTCTTGCGGCTCTTGATCCACGATTGCATAGAAGCTCTCAAGCGTTGTTTGCAGTAAATCCGACCTGCCGCAACTCGTAACGCACATTGAAATGTTAGTGTTAGGAGCCATGACGGTAATTTCGCTAAGCGAAACGGCTCCTGCGTGTATTGGAAAAGGCACCGAAAGAGAGTTTGCCCGCCTTCCCCATTTGCATTCCTTGGGGGGCCTCACCCGGCACTTTCATTACGTAAAAAGAATGCTTATTCGCTGACTCAGTTCCCATATTGGAACATTGCGCCACTCAGGATATTCTCACGCTGGTACGTTGTGCCACTTTGGGAAAACATTGGGAAATCATGCGTGGGGGAAATGAAAATACGCGATGGGGCTTTGCTTTTATGCAAGCCTATCCACATGAGGATTAAGCACGCGAGAGTGAATAAAGCCAATGCTTCCATCATCTAATTGCTATTTGGTACAATGCGCCAATGAGATTGCCTGATAATGCTATCGCTGAGCTTGCCGACATGATTTGGAATGCATTCAGTATTCACGATGGCGAACTATCGCGTACACAATGCGAATTGCTTGCGAGACTTGCGATTCAATACGTTAAGGAATGCCAATGATTGTCACTAGAGAAGACGTATGCAAGTGCGATGTGTGCGGACATCAATGGCTTCCGAAGACAGAAGGCGAGTTTCCAAAGCGTTGCGCAGCAAGAGATTGCAGGAGTATGCGATGGAATGGAGGAGTTTTGGTTACGCCTGAGGAGCGCTTTGCTAGATTCAATGGCGTTAGGCTCACTGATCGCGTTCCGTATGACTAGTTCTGCGCGTTCGTCTCATGACCTGATATTGGCAAGCATCCTCAGCTATTCCAGGCTCACAAATACTGTATCTAAAGCCTTTAGGAGTGATAGACGAAGATTTGAAGTTCTGCGCTGATTTCGGCTGGATTGGCTCTTTCCTTACCCAGCGGCCTTGGGCTGCGTTATGCGCCATAATTCTCTCTCGTCTCTCCGAGATGTCACCGCTTGTGCGAACTCTCTTCCCTGCGGTCGGTACTAGCAGTTGCCTCGCACTGGCGCGGCGTCACGTGCCGCACGACCCTCATTGCTGAGGTTTTAACGTCTCATAAACTTGCCAGCTCTCTAGCCTCGGCTATTGGAAGCAATTCCTCAAGTCTTTTGGCGAGCTTCCATGCAGTATTGAATTTATCGTCGGGAATGCTCCGAATTCCGTGTGCTCGCAAATGGCCCGAATACAGGCAGTACATGTGGTAGTACTGAGCGCATTCTTTGGTTAGCCTATTGATTTCCGCTCGCTGATTTACGATTTTGGCCTCAAGGGCCTTGATGTGATCTAAATCGCTCACAGAGTCGCCAACTCTCTAGCCTGAACTAAGCACTCATACTTTACTTGACTTGTCCAAATCTCAGATTTAGGCAGAATTTCCCTCTCTCCACAGCACTTAATCGGCGGTAAATAGCCTTTTTGCTTGGACTTAGGGAGATGTTTATCGTTGAATCTGCCGAATTGGGCGAGGTTTAGCGACATCTTAGAGAGTCGCTCGGCAGTAGAGAGTTCGCGGATGGAGATGTTCTCCTTGACCCACTCGCACACGCATTGCTCTACCCAGCGTTTTGCGACAGAGAGCTTTACGTAGATTCCAGGGCGGGATGTGTTGCGGACTGTATTAGCCAAAGTTCGTTGTCGGTCTTTCCCGACTGTCAGGCTGGCCTCTCCGTTGCTTACTTTCGCTCTGAAACGAATGCTACGCGGAGTGCTCGACCGCGCTCTCAGCCAACGAGGGAGAGTCGAACTCCCACACTTGAGACACGAATGTCTTGGTAGAACGGTCCCCGCTTGCAAGGGGTATTAGTTCCAGTATTGCCCCCGAAAACGTGCCTAATCCTCTCTCGCGGGCATTGCGCCATTAGGCGGCGTTGCTGGAAACCTTCTACAACCTATTGTGGAGGAGTTACAGATGCAGGATAGCTACTCTGGAGTGAATTGCAAGGTTTCTGATTTATCGCGCACTAAATATTCGGTCAGAATTTGCAGCGCGGCCTCAGTCATGTACTTTTGGCCAGATTGGATTGTGTGATCGTTGAGTTTTAGGTAGAGATCCACTGAGATCCAGAGGTTTAGGCGCTTCTTCGGCTCACCTTTTGGACGGCCACGGCTCATTTAGACTCCCCACTCGGCTCGGCGGCTGGCTCATCAATAAGTTGGAGATAGTTCACGGACTCGTGAAAGCCGTCTTCAATCAGGGCGGTGAGGGTAGCATCTCAACGGCCCAAATAAATTCTCGCGGCTCTGTACGGGGTGTCACGCTTGCTCCTCCGCTCGGCGTTTTCGCTGTTTTTGATACAGATAGCACCCGAACTCTTGCCCGGCTAGGCTAGATATTGCTCGGCATGTTTGACAGGGACGATCACTCCATTGATGCGGATCGGCCTGAATCGTCTGAAGCGCGGCAGACATCAGCATTTTCGCAGCAGCACGAATCATCTCTTCAGCTTTTTGCTCGTCCGGCATCTATTTCATTCCTTCTTTCTGCGTCTCAGCTTCGGCAGGTCTCGGTGCGGAAATTCTCGGTCGGCCAGTTCCCGTACACGCTGAGATAATGGTTTAGGGTTAGGCATTCGAGTTTTTCTCCGCACATAAATCGCACGCGATTCCCGGAGCATATTCTTCTCCGCAGGATGAGCACGCCGCCCATTTCGGCGCGATTAGTTTCGCCATTTGCTTTCTTTTCTGCTGCGATGCTCTCGCGGCATTGTTCTGACAGATTCGGCAACGAAATCGTATGCGCCTAACTCCAGCCTGATCTACATAGCGACAAGCCACTACATTCTCTGGCGTCCAAGGATGACCGTGGAAGCAGCGCGTCTTTTGGCGTACACGCTGAGGGAGAGGGATAGGATTAGCTGGCGTCACGTAGCCTCTTTATTGGCGTTCCTACCTTGTATGCAACCTTGATGATTCCGAGTCTTCGTCTGCGAAATTCGGGATAGCCAAAGAACTCTCCCCACGCGACAGGACCCGATTGAGCAATCTCAGCAGTCATCGCGGCCAGAACGCGCTGCAACTCGCAGACTTCGGCCATGGTGTACATCGTGATCTGAGCGCCTCCATAGCTAATTAGAAATTCGGCTTTGCGGGGAGGCTTGGGAGTAGAGTTAGCTCGGGTCATGCTTTCAACCTTTTGCGAGATTTTCCTTCAATCGTTTTCGGCGCGAGCCGGCAGTTTTCGCAGAGCATATTCCGGATCTGAGACGTTGAGGCGGCGAATCCGGCCAGATCATTGCCTGCGAGATGGATGATTTCGCCGCACTTCTTACACGTCGCAGCGACACTCCAAGTGCATGAACCGTAAGACGCTTTTACTTTAATCGCCATTGAGCCGCTCCTTGATATAGCTCGCCAGTCGGTCGGCCAACTGCTGCGCTCTCTCTACTTCTGTAGCCATTCCCGGCCTCCTCAGACTTTCTCTTTAAGCTCTTCGTTCGCTTCTTCGGGGCTGAGTTGGGTCCCAATCCCACAGTCGGGCTTCGAGTCAGCATCTCGCCATTCAGCCCAGCTTTCATCTGTCATCTTGTGCTTGATCCAGTCGGGGTGATCGGGCTTGGGATGTTTGTAGGGCCGTTTATATGCTGCGCATCTAGCACACACCCGATGTTCTCCGCGCCACCCCTGTAAGTGTTCTTCACAAAAGTACAATCCGCAACCAACCTCGCCACCATAAGGCTCCCCGCCGCACACGTACGACAATCCACGATCAATTCTTTTTGAACACTTCGGATGGTCGCAGAACGCCGGAACTCCATATCCAATGTCGCGCTGCCAATGCTCGTCAAATCCTATCGACCAGCTCATTCCCGGCCTCCCTGCCCCTTTTGGGTCTTAGAAGTTACCTACACGTCCACGCTGGTGACGGGCCCCGACCCACCGTCTGTATCGCCGCTGGTTCGTGCATACGCGCCGGTTTCACTTGGTCGTTTTTCCCATTGCCATACGTTCAGCCACCATTTTTTCCAGCGATTCGGAGGCCAGATGGACAATTCAAATGCAGGCTTTCCGTAAGCTCGTTGATAGAAAATCGTCAGCCAGAACCACGGCGTATTCCAGTCAAACATTCTCAGTCGCATTTTTATCTCCTCGTTACCTAGCCGTCACTGTGTCCGCTACTGCCTGCAATCGCACCGGCACTGGCTTTATGGTCTACCAGCCATTCGGCGTATTCTGCGACACAGTTTGCGAGCTCAGGTGGAATCTCGGCCCACTTTGCCTTCAATTCCTTCCGGCGTTTTGACTTGCTGCTGCCGGTTGTCAAAATGTATTTGCGATCCCACGCGCCAAAGCCTTTGGTAATCCCCTGCGGCATCAGCGGTGGCACGCCTTTTCCCCAAATATGGAACGGCCCGCAGCGGTGCTCTGACGGTCCGACGAACTGCCGAGCTGCTCTGACATTCTCCATGACATACGGAATGCCCGATTTCTCGAACTGGCAGCGAGTGTGATTGAAGAGTCGCACGCCACCCTCTGGGAATTGCGGATTAGGATGAAAATGTCGCATCCCCCAAACGGCAAACTCTTCACAGGGCGAACTTCCCGCTCCAAAATCGAATTTGCCAAGTCGTTGATACCCTTCGGAGAGATCATCTACCAGAATCCATTCGCCTAATTCCCGGCTGTACTCGACATCCATCACATCGGCATTGATAAACGTCACTCCTGCGGGAATCTCTGGCGGCTCAACGAGATCAACGGCTGTAACTTCCCAGCCTCTCGCGAGGAAAGCCTTTGACCATCCCAATCGGCCGGCAAACAAATCCAACATGCGCTTCACAGCTAAGATTCCTTCCCTACCTGTAGCGAGGACGCGGCCCGAAGCTGGTGAGTTGCGGTAAAGCTGGGTGTGGTCATGCGAACAGTTCCTCACCTGTATATGGTTTGTCCTTCATGCCGCGCACGTATTCCTTGAACGGTTTTCCTTTCCCGATCCGGTTTCCCCATCGTTGGAAGTCAATGAGTTTTTGCTCGGTCCAGTCATGGAGCGTTGGCAGTGGGCCTTCGATGTAATCCAGCGGCCTGCGTCTCTGCACGATCGGTACGGCCTTCCACTCATTGATTTCCCGCACGCGCTGTTCGCAGGCTTCGACAGGTTCATTCCCGGCGAGGCAGTAGATATGCAGCTTTCGGCGCGAAACTCCTGCGGCATCCAGCATCTCGATAACCTTCAGCACATCGGCGCGTTCGCTGGTTTCGTCATAAGCGAATCGCCATGCTACGAGCGGCAGCTTCTTCCAGATGTCGATTACCCACGGCTTCATGCTGCGCGGCTCGAATCCGCTGTTAGCATCGACGCTGGTAAAGTTCGCTGCCTTCGTGCGCTCAACAATGAATTCCTGATGAGATCGCGGAAGTGCAGAGAGATTGTTATCTCCGATCAGCCGAGCAGGGATGATGTCTGAATAGAGCGTGTACTTGCGGCCTTCCATCAGCGGCACGGAGCAGACAGGCTTACTCCCATCTTTCGGATAGCCGAGCGTGCAGTTATAGGCTGGACAGCCGCGACTCCAGAACACCATGAGGTATTGCCCCGGTTCGCGCTCGAATCTCGCATCCGGCGTGCTCTTCGGCGCGATCCCAAGCCTGCTAACGATGTATTCCTGAACTCCGAAGGTTCCCGGCCCTCCAACCTCGACCGTGCGCCCATCAGCCAAAGCTGCCTCGGCAAATTTAATTAGGCGCGGAACATGCCAAGAGAAAATCGCGGACACCCAAACCACATCGAAGCCGAACATGCGCGAGTACTCAGAATCGCGGACTACTTCCGCACCTTGACGCTTCCACCAATTCGCAGCCTTCTCCAGTCCTAAGTTGTAAGACGGATGGCTTGCGTTAATTAGTAGAACTCGGGTCATTTCGCTCCTTGTAGTGTGCGGTCAGCCGAAGAGTTCCATGTTTTCTCTGACTCCCGCGCTTCCCGACCATCTTGCTGCTGCTGCATGTTGCTCTAATCTGCTGTTGATTATTTGGGCTGCTACTTCATTGCTGATGCCATATCGCTCCGACTCCCGATCATGATTACGGGCGATGTTGGTTGAATCGACTGAGGAAAACGGGATGTGCGAGAAAATGCTCGCGTTCATCATGCGCAGGCCGTGAATCTTGCAGACTGGCCGACCATGTTCATCAAACAGGATCGGAGCAACTTCGGTGATTCTGGCCCACCATGCAGATGAGCCCGGATCGGAGTATTTACCGGAACTTCCGAGAGCTACACGCGGCCACGCATTTACGAGCTGGCCTAGTCGTTCTGGAGATTCGTGCAGGTGCCACACCGGAACGTTGATGTGATCGCTTGCGTATTTCGCTATCAGGGCGTCATTTTCGGACTCGTTTCCATCAATCGAATCAGGGATAATCGCCCAATCGAAGCCGGGATGATAGCTCCAGCCGTGAACCCAATCCATGTACCCTTCCCAATCCGGTTTAAGCCCTTGCTTCCATACGGAGAACGCGCCATTGTCCAGAGCGAACGATGCCGAGACTTCAGCAGCCAATCCGATTTGTTCAGGGCGCGCAAAGCCAACCATCGCGTGACGCCCTCGCCAAGTCGAGATGGCTACTGAGTTCGGCGTAATCGGTCCTCCGTGGTAACAGATCAACCTACTTTTTCTCCTGTCTTAGATAGCTGGTAATCCGATCCGCCACGAACTCTGAGTGCGCGAATTTCTTCTGAACCTCAAGGTTTCTGTCCCATTCGTGGATTGCTATTCGAATCTGCTCGGCGAGTCCGGCGCGGTCTTCCAGTAGAGAGTGAATGCGCCGTAACTCTTCCGAATCTCGCAGCAACTCGGCATGTGCAACAACATTTTTTAAATGGCTCACTTGAAACCCTCCAATACCCGAGATAGCTGGTAATCCGATCCCCGCCCCTCACTTCAGAAGTGCAATTACGTCTTCGAGCGAACGGGCGAGCAGGTAGCACATTTGTTCTTCCCTTACCCAATTCGCAAATTGCTGCTGATCTTGTGTCCAGTTCCCTTTTGGCGCTTTGACTTCAATCCACAGCGGATATGGAACCCAAGCCTCTAGCCCAATCGGATTATCAACAGTCAGCGGCTTTTCGCTACGATTGTGTAACTTACGCTGGTAAGCTCCGGGCGGCAGGACGACCTTTCTTCTAGGCATCGCCAAAATATCTGCCATCCCCGGCCTGCCGAATCGGACGAACCATCTCTTACCCTTATGACTTCCGGCCATTGCGCCCGTATTCAAACGGATGTGCCAGATTCGCTCTGCGGCCAACCAATCGAGAATCGCTCTCTGAACGTCGGCCTCTTTCGGCTGTGGAGACCTTGGAGGCTTTAGGCGTACTGGAGGTCTGATAGTCACGCGCTGGCCCTCGCTGGATAACTCTGTTCTGTGTACTTCGGCGGATCGCCAGATAGATAGCACTCTTCGTTTCGCCAGAGTTCTATTACCCAAGTCAGCACAAACGGGAAGGCCATTCCGTTCCGAACTTCGGCATAGGAGCAATCAGGATGCAGCTGCAAGGCATTCAGCTTCGCTTCGGCCTGAGTCCAATCTTTTGACATTCGCTCACTCATCTCACTCACCCTCTCGCTTATGGGATACGCCCCGTCATTTAGCGTCTAAGTATTGATATTCGAACCCTTGCTGTTTCATCGGCCAATTTCGGCGGTTCGCCTTTTCCCCTCAGGTCCCACATCTTGCTGGAGGTGAAGACTATCCAACGCTGATAGCCTCGGAGCTTCAGGAACCGCCTATAAATCGCGTCGAGCTTACGGATCACTGCTGCTATAGGACGGCTCATGGCTCGGCTTGTCTCCCTTCAGCCTCAGCTCGCACTTTTAAAGCAGCCCTTACCTTGTCGAGCATTGCGTCTCGCTCGTGCTGTAAGGCTGGGAATTGAGCGACTTCGGACTCGAATCCTGCAAAATTATGTAGGGTAACCTCTGAGAGGTTGGTGTCGTCAGGCCCATGAAACGCGTATCCCTCGAATGGCGTCGGACACGAGCACCCTGAGTCTTGAGCCGAAAATACGCGCCCGGAATCCTTATGCTTGAGCACAATCAACGTGTTGTACTCATATGACAAATGAGCTTCATCAAGACTATCGACCATCTCTAGTCCGAAGTGTTCCGGCTCGTAATACACATTTGCCGTGCTCATGCCTTCTCCTGTTTCGCTAATTCGCGGGCTAGATGTTTTACCCATCGCTGTTTCTTGCCTTGCGGTTGGTCTGTCCGCCGATTTCCTCGACTTGGCCGATTCCAATCGCCGCCATCTGTCATGCCGTCAAATATCCAGCCTGCTGCGATTAGCGACGTTCCGGGTTCATGCTCCAAGATGAACGTCTGAATCTTCTCGAATCCCATCGCGCCTGCTGCTCGCGCTGCTGCTGCGTACAGAAACGAGCAAGCGTTTTTATGACCGTTTGTCACGCATCGAGTCGCTTCTGCAATTTCGTACTGCTCCGTCATCTGTGCGACCGGACGACCTACAACGATTGCCCCTACGAGCTCGTCTCCAACCTTTGCGCCAATTGCGAACCGATAACCCGGAACTGGCTTGTGATGCCGATGCCATTCTCGGATGAGGTTATTCACCTGAGAGCGGGTCAATGGCTTAAGTCGCAATCGCTTCACTTACTGCTGCTCCTGTCGGGCCAACTCAATCGCCCTCTCGAACGCTGCCTTTACTTCAGGCCATGTACGCCTAGCGTGGTCATTCCACATTCCGAGCGTTCCGTAGTCTCTAGCAGCGGCAATGCATAACAATTCGTACGCTGGAATCTTGCTTAGGCAAGCGGCATGACTTTGGCCTGCAGCAATCTGTACCGCAGTAACCATGCAATAGCACGGTCCGTACTGCTGCTCCTTGACCCAATTCTCCCCATTCGGTCCTAGCAGCTCTAACGCTTTCGTAAGCACCTGTTCTGTTGTCACAGTTTCACCCCTCAATCTTGCTGCCTCTCATCAGGAATAAGTGTCCTATGCCGTTCGTCCGAGTTATCAACTTCCATCCGGCTTTCGTGACGTGATACTTCACGGCAATTCCTATTCGCTTGGCGTCGTTTCGGCCGCTTATGTCGATTTTTATGCTCTTGCCGATAGGCGCATCTATTACCAATTGGGCAATTTCCTTCGCTTCCATGTTCGGGGATCGGCCATTTACGAAGCGTCTATCTGGAAAATCTGTTATTTCTGCATTCATGCCTGTTTTATCCTCTCCGCTACTTCGGCTGCCTGCTGCTTTAGAAGTGCTCGCCTTGCGTCTAATTCGGCGTCTGTAAGCTCGCTGGCTCTCTGGAATACCTCAGGCTTGGTTTTCTTCTCGTCGCGCTTCCTGAGGCCAATTAGAGCGATTTGCTGCTTTAACTGTTTCCACCAATTTGCCATCTCTGGTTGCTGTTCGGCTCTCTGGCGATATTCCTCGGAAGTTGGCCCTTGCCATTCCTTGATGTCGGGATTCTCGGTAATCTCAGGCTTAGTTCGCTCGATAATGTCTGCAATCATCGGAAATCCAAATTGATCCGCTTTCCATTCACGCTTTATACGGTTCCAGGCAGTCTGTAACTGATGCTGACTGAAGCCTTGGAGTTCCTGGGCGTATAGCGTCAATCGTTCTTCGCTCATCGGACGGTCCATCAGAATCGACAGATACCCTAACTGCACGATGATCCAATCCCGCATTTCTTCGGAGTGCGGCTTGAACACTTTCGATAGTGCTGTTTTGGTTCCTGATGTTTGTAGTTTGCTTTCCATTTGTCGCTCCATACTGCTTCGCTCTCCGCAGCCAATTTCTAAAGGCTGCGTGCCAATCTAACTTCACGCCTTTATTCCCAGGGGCAGACGCAAAGTGATCCCTAAAAGCATCAATTTCGCTGTCTGGGTTAGGCAGGTTTTCTTTCGCTGCAAATGCCCGATGGTGTGGCTCGACTTTGAAATCCTTCGGCAATCTACAGCCCCTAGCTTTCGGCGCTTCAGCGCAAAGCTTTTGTTTTTGACTTGGAAGGGAAGGGTTAGGAAGGGAAGGGGCGTGACCGCTTTCCGGTTTTGCGGTGACCGCTTCCTGTTCT